GCGGTGGCGCTAAGGAGATAAGGGGACAGTGCCGTCGTGACATTAGCGGCAGTCTGGAACCCGCTGGGGTTGGTCTGGAGGTAGTACGTAGACGCGGCCGTGGCCGAGGTCAGGTAGGCCGACAGGTCAACCGTCAGGTTCCCGGTGGCAACGGCCAGAGGAGACGAGACGCTCGTGATAAAGGCCGAAGCCGAGACCACATCCCACGCGCCGTTCTTTCGGGCGTACTGCGATCCGTCCGAGGGGGCGTCGTTGACTACGGCCAGAGAGCCGAGGCCAGAGATGTCGGTATTGTCGAGGGTGACCACGCCGACCTTGCCAGCGACCGAAGTGACGGGGGCAGAGGTGAGGAACCCAGAGGGGTTGCCCGACAGCGGGTAGAACCCAGCCGTCACCCAAGATTCGGTTGCGTAGCCAGCGAAGCCAGGGAAGGCCACCGTCTGGACAGAGGAATCCGGGAACGTCAGGCCAGCAGGGCCGACCAACATCGCGCCGATAGCGTTTTCCACACGAAGGCCGCTATAATTGACAGTGACGTTTTCTAATGGGTTAGACGTTAGCAGGACGTCAAGACCTGTCCCGCTAAAGAGGGAAGCCTGCGTAGCCGTGGACGCATCAATCGTGCTGTTAGCGTCGAGTGTGCCGCCAGAGACAGGCAGGTAAGCCGACAGGTCAACGGTAAGGTTCCCGGTGGCAACGGCCAGAGGAGACGAGACGCTGGTGATGTAGTCGGCAGGAAGGGTCAGCCAGCCAGTATCGTAGGAGGTTGAGGAAAGTTTCTGAAGAACCTGCCCAGCGCTGCCGCCGGCCGCCACGCCTTGACCGGGAGCGCCGGGCGCACCGGGGTCGCCTTGAATACCTTGGATGCCCTGCGGACCCTGCGGGCCTTGAGGGCCGGGGACACCGACGCTACCATCAACGCTACCAGTGATGGCGGTGATCGTACCAGTCACCGTGGACTGATCCGCGGCAAACGTGCCAGAGATGGTCCCGAAGGTCGAGGCCGTCGAAGTAATCGTCGCGTTAGGCATGGCGGCGATTAGGCAGTGACTACGTCGAGGACATTGACCCTGAAGACCTCGGTACGCGAGATGGCCGCAGGAGGGCCGGGAAAGAGAAATTTGATGTCCCAGCTAGACTGACCAATGGACCAGTCTGAGGTTGAGCCAGGGTAGACTACCGTAAACGACAGGCCATCTAGGGCGATGGTAACGTCCAGCGCATACAGGGTTCCGCAGTGATCGCGGATGTCCGAGGTAATGGTCGTAGCCAGCAGGTTTACTGGGCCTGCAGCCCCTGGTGTCCAAGCGAAAGTGCAGGCAAACGTGTTACCCTGAGATAGACTTACGGTTGTAGCCATGCTACTTATTGCGGGAAAAGTAGGGTTTAGGTCAGGGAGCCGGGCTTACCAGGTCGTACCACCAAGCAGAAGGGTTTAACGTATAGCCTGGGATGGCCCATGTGCTTTCGAACCATGGGTGATTGAAGACGCCTCCGAACTGGGCAGCGTAGGCCGAATCCCAAGAAGATGGGGATGGGGGTGTCCCAACATTAAAAAGCATCGTGCCTGTGTCGTGGTGCATCGGCAGCGTGATCGGGCCGTACTCGTACTGGGTAACGTCCCAAGACAACGTCGTGGTGTTCCAGTCAATCGAGGCAATCTTCTTAACCGTATAGCCAATCTGAAGAGGGACCGGAGGGTCTAAGGCAAGTGACGCAATCGCGTATGCGTTGCTTTCAGCGTAAAGAACCCCACCACTGTGCTGGCTACTGCCTTGCGGTGCTAATAGGGTATCCGTTGCGGTCGTGTCATCAGCTGGGAAGATAGATACAAACGGCTTTTCCGCGTCAATCAGTCGGTATGCCGCTAACCAACTATCCTTGTCCCACCAATCAATCTTAGAGATGCAGACAAGCCATTGGTTAGAGCCGCCGACGTAGTCAGCGTTTAGGATTTCAACCTTACCGTTGTTAGCCATCCATTCGCTTGCGCCGTCAGTTCCGACCGTGCGGGTTCCGTTACGGTAGACCGCCCAGTCGGTGATACGCGCTTGATTCTGAAACGATCGGAACGCGGTCTCGCCACCAGAGCCATCAGGCTCAGGCCGGAAAGGGAACTGGCTCCAGGTGTAATCGACTACGCCCTTATAGGTTTGCAGGAAGTAGTTTAAACCGCCCTCACCGTCTGACTCGGTGATGACTTTGCATTGGAACTGCTGAATCAGACTATCACCACCGTTCCACTCGCTCCAAGGCTGCTGGATGTTGAGAGATTCACCAAGGCTAGACGCCGAGAAAGTGTAATTTGGTCCGGGTTGGATAGACATGGCTTAGAGCTTCTTGTAAACGTCCAATTCCCAGCCCTGCCTTGAATATCGGATTTCGTAGTTAACCTTAAAGATAGAACCGAACTCCTCAGTATTTACCTGAGACAGAAGGTTGACTGGGTTGCCATACATACCAGCACCAATCGGCGCCCAGGCTGGAAGAAGTGGGAACGTACTCCATGATCCAGTCAGAGTAGTAGTTCCCAGCAGCTCAACAAGAACCTGAACGCTTGAAGCGTCATCTACATAAATAATTCCAGAGTAGCTTGTAGTCGGCGCAAGGTACTGAGTCTTACCGTAGTATTGAGGATAGGTCGGATTCACAAATCCAATGAACCGCCCACCGTTCTCCTTCTCGAAACAAGCACCGTTAAGTCCAAGGTAGGCCGGAGAACCCCCAACGTTAGGAGCAAAGTTATTAGGCGCGTCCTGGGTATAGGGTGCAGGTCCGGCGATTGCCCCAAGGTAGCCGGCCTGAGCGCTAAAGAAGTTAGGGTGAGCCGTGATGTTTTCGCCAGTAAGACCATTGGCCGCCGATGTGTTCGGGTTGGTCATGTTCCCGCTATTTACGGTCGGGTCTATGCCGACGTAATCCACGCGCATGGTCGCCATGCCTAGATCGTCGTAGGCGATGCTCGCCTTATGCGCTTTGAGGTAAGCAAAAGCGGCCTTCGGGAAAGCCTCGCCTCGGACATTGATAGCCGGAGCGTCGGCAGCGTTGACCTTGTAGGTGGCCGAGCACGTGTTCAGGCCGAAGCCGTCAGACTGGACAGACCAGCCTGGTTGAAGGAGTTTTACGCTGAGGGAAGCGCCTTTATCTGATCGTGCCATAAATTAGGATACGTTACGAATGTCGATGGGGTTCTTAGTGAAGTCCACATCAGTGATGCCGCTAGAGTAAGGCTTAGTTTTGAGGAACTCAAGAATCTGCTGCTGGATATCGGTCTGCCGCGTGAGGTTCTCAAGCACCGGGTTAGCGCCTACGCCAATCACGTTGGAGAAGCCTTCTGGGCCTTTAAAGGTGGTGTCCTTAGGAGAGGCCGCAGCTGAAGAATTTTTCTTTAAGTCCTCGGCTATTAGAGCTTGGACTCGGTCTTGGATGTCCTTGCGTTTAGCCATTACTGATTCAACAAAGAAGTCTCCGGTACTTCCAGTCATTCCCTCTTGTGCGATTTTCTTGCCGCGTGGGTCATTCTTTAGGAACTGCTCAGTCGTGGTCACTCGCTGTGTAACTGATTCTTCTACGGTTTTTTTTGCGTTCTTTTCGTTGTTGGTTTTGTTGGCCCAATACTTATCCTCGGCAGACATCAGGGCGTTAGTTCCTTCAATAGCAGCCTTATTGGCGTCCTCGTGCTTCTTCTGGTTGTCGGAAATCATCTTGCCGATGAACGCCATGGCGGCACTGATAAGCGCCATAGGTCCTAGGAAGGATAGGAAGATGTCCCTAAAGCCTGATCCGAACTTCTTGCCGATACCGTCCATCTGTTTATCCAGACCAGCTACAGCAGTCTTAGCGCGTCCGGCAACCTGCTCGGCGTTAGTGTCGCCGGTGATGCTAAATTGAATGACGTTGCTCATGGGGTTTCGGTTTCAAGTTTGGCGATCAATTCTTCGTCTTCCTTGGTTAGTACCTTCATGTCAGCGCCTTCGCTGATTGCAAAGCATGAGTGCAGCCAGATGGCCTGCGACTCCGGCATGGTCCACGCTCGCTCTTCAGATACCCCATGGTTCATTAGGTTACAGACCACGGTTAATACCCAAGGCATCCCGCTCGTGTTAGTGTGCTTGGCCTTCTTCTCCCAGAACTTAGGCCAGGACTCAATCAGGACGAACTCGCTAAAGCGGGACATCTGCTTAACGAAATAGGTTTCGCTGGACTTCATGCGTCCTAGGTAGAAGTAGTCCTTTAAACTGAGTTTTTCGATAGGCTCACCGGCGCAGATTTTAACCGCGATCAGAAGGTCGAGCGGTCGCACGTCCTTGCCGGGCGAAACGAACGGAGACTCTACCGCTTCCAGCTGTAAGCGACGAAGCAGGGAGAATGGATCAACGAACCTGCCCAGCACCTTGAGGCGGCATGGGTCCGTGAACGCGCTTAGGCAGCGCGGTTCCATCGGTTAGAGGATGGCCTCGTAGCCGACGGCAGTGACCGTTACAGAAGAGTAACCTTTGTTTGAACCCTTATCCGAAACCTTGGTTACCCAGCCTGAAAAACCAGCGGCGGCTACACCAGCGGGGTAAGAAGTGTTTGTGTTGATTGCTACCACGAAAGATGCACCAAGAATTGGCATAGTCGCGGTTTTGGCAATCAGCTCGACGGAAATCTGGGTTTTGCGATCGTCACCGCGCCAAGTAACCGTAACACCAGTCTCATCAACGATTGTGATTTCGTTGTTAAACTCACCGTCATTGGTGTAGGACTGAACAATAGCATTGGAAACAGTAGTGTTTCCCACGCCATAGATGGCACTAACCCCTTGGACGATTGCGGCACACATGGTATATCTATTGTTTTGGGGGTAAGGTTACGGCTGGGGGTTCACCACGATCAGGATATCGTAGCTGAAGACGGACGCCCAGGAGCGTTCGTTAACCCCTTCGTCCTCGGACTGGGGGGTGACGTCATAGCAGAGGGCATCGCCCCCAGCGACGAAGACCGCCTTAATGGCAGTCAAGTCCTGCATCGCCCCGGCAACGGCAGCGCATCGTGCCCGGTGTTGGGCCAAGGTGTTGTCGTCGGCAGAGGAGAAGACCGTGATTCGCGTACCGCAGGAGTAGTTACCCAGCCCCTGGGGCATATCGTTAGGCGCGCGGGCCGAGTCGCAGAGGACGATGGCCTTGGGCAGTACGTTGGTATCTGCACCGTCTCCGGTGTAGATAGACACTCCAGCCAGCTCGGTCTGAGCGGACAGGTGGGAAGCGATAGCCGCTTCGAGGATTTGACGTGAGGACTTGGTTCCCATAAAGTGTTATTTCTTGCGGTTGGCGCGGTCGGCGTGGTCTTTGGTTCTAGAGGCAACGGTGGCGTTAAGTTGTTTAACGCGGTTGCCGTAGACGATGTTCACCATGTTGGCGTCGGTTGCAACGTTGTTGATATTCCCGATCAGATTAGTAGCAGTCATGGACGTGCCTGTAGGGGTCTGGCTCATTGAGAACTGACCCATGGGCGATCGGTTAGCGTCTACCCAGGGGGCGTCGTAAACGCCGAGGTTCCGGGCGTTGCCCTTAGAACTGATTAGGGGCGGTATCATCCGTAGGGCTGTCGCCCAAGCCGCCTTAGTGTAACCGACCTTCAGTTGGCGCTCTGCGATGTAAGCCTGCAAATACAGGGCTGTTCCGACAAAATATTGAGGGCCACCAACAGGAGCGTTCTTAGGCCAGCGGCCACCGACCTTGTTTTTGTATTTATCGTGAATAGCTCGTAGGTCATTAGTCGGGCCTTCAATGGGTCGAGTGTCTCCAAAGATTGATGCTTTGTTTAAGTAGTTCTTGGCCTTAGCAAACGCCCGCAGGTAGCTGGTATCGTCCATAATCTTACGCATGACCGGAGTTAGCCTGGTCATTTTGTTTGCCGTCATCGCCCCATGAATCTCGAAGAAGCCGTACTGATCGCGCGCCCTAACCGCGTTGATAATCTGGCGCAGGACAACCGGCATAGTCCTCTGCGGCATATCCATGGGAATGAAGATGCGCCGGACATCGCTTGCCAGTTTGCCCATGCCAGCCTTATGCGCTCCAATACTTAGGCCACGGCCACCGCCCTTCGGCATAGGGGGGGTGAACGTCATGGCGTCTCGGCACATTAGGCGCATCTGCTCGTTAGTGATGATGCTAACCTCGACCTTTACACTTTCAGCAAAATCCTTGATAGCCTTATCAAAGTCGGCCTTTGACTTAGGCTCAATCCGTGTGCTCTTCTCGGCCATTACTGGTTGTCGTCAACGCACTCTAGCTCGATGACGGCTGAAGTCTGTTTGTAGGACTGGCCCTTGATGCGGAGGACTTGGCCGTTAACCGTGAACTTCTTACCTTCGCCCAGGGAGGCGATAGGAACCCCTGCGGCCAAGGTAGCGACCTGACCCCCTACTCGGCCATCAGAAGCCGTCCAAGGGGCCGTAGCGGCGGCGAAACGCACCGTCCACATCTTCTGGTCAGTGAAGCCCCCAGAGTCGAACTTAGGGGTGTTCATCGGGCGGGACAGGCCGACGAGGAACAGGTTAGCGCCGACCGTAGCCGGGACGCCTATATCGGCTAGCAAACCTTGGAAATCGGGGAGGAATGTATCGTAAATGCTCATAGGTTGGGAGGGTCAGGAATTGGAGATACAAAAAAGCCCCCATTGCTGGGGGCTGTCTTAGGCCGTCAGCCCCGATTAGGCGCTGTAGACGGAGGCGATCGTACCAGTCGTGATGCCCTTGTTCGCACCGAACATCAGCTCCATGGAACCAACGAGGTTACGAGTGGTGGGGTCAGACCAGACGTTGTAGTAGACCGAGATGCCGAGACCTTCGATCGGGACGACTTCGCTCACGAGGAAGTCGCTGCCGACGTTCTCAAAGGAAGGGGCCGCGCTCGCCAGGGCGATGGCTTCGGAACTGCAGGCGAAACCAGAGAGGTTGGCCTCAGAGGGGAAGAGGTTAGCGTAGAAAACGCCACCGTCGAAACCGTAAGCACCAGCCGAGAGAGGCAGGCCAGTCGTGGAGGTCGGGATAAGCTGGCTGTAGA